CCTGGTCGGTCCACACCCCTGCGAAGTACTCTCCCAGTCCCTCGCTGAAGAAGTGCCAGTTACGGGTGAGCCACGCATCCGTGGTGTGGTACACCCGGTACTCATACGGCCCCGCAAGAACGAGACTCGGCACGTACCCGCCGACCATGTAACCAGACTTGGGAACCTCGTTCTCCGCGTTCACACTGTACCCCTCGTCCGAGTGGTCGAGGAGAATGTCAGTGATGTCCTTCGGACTGAACATGTTTACTCCCTAAGTACCAAACCGTTTGTCGGTTTGGGCGGTGGAACTGATCGCAGTGTATCAGTTCCCCGCTCACTCCGCAATCGGATGCTACACCTTACGGAACGCCACTTGCGTACCTGATATGCTGTCCGCCACGTTTTCAGCGGGCACTGTGTACTCAACCACCTTGAATCCGTTGGCCCTCAGCACGTCGTGCCAGCCGTCGAACCAAGCGTTGAGTGACTCGCGAGAGTCACACGCTGCCAGGTAGTCTCGGCGGTTGAAACCCTCGAACTGGTCGATGTCAAAGTCGAGGGCCCAGGTGGGATGTTGCATGTTTGCATGACTGTCGCACATGCAATCCCATGCGCTGGCGTCATACCAGGTGGCACCCCGATAGGGGCCCCTGCCGAACACGTTCTCATACCTGTACACAGTGCGCGTTTTCATAACGCACCCTTTCAGTACCTCAGACGGTTAAGCCGAGGTGGATTGGCCTACATCGTAGGCCTCACCATCAAGCCTTAAACACCTAGTTAGCCGTAGTAGTCGGTGGTCCGACCATCGTGCTTCATAATAAAACCCTTCGGTTACCCTCTGCTCAACGCAGGGGATACAGAGCAGGGACAGAGCCCCTGCCCCATACTCCTCGCGAGATCAGTCCTCCAAATCGCCAAACACGGCGTGAGCCCACTCGAACGGCTCCATACCGTCGAGAGTCCACTCGCCGTCGATGTACTCGAACTCGGCTACAGGAATGTACTCCCCGTAAGCGGCTTCAATGGACACCTGAACCTCCACCAAATCCCGCATGGCGGAATCGGGAATGCCGTTCATTGCACATCCTTTCTGTCTGATGGTTCATGGATTGGGCCACATAGTGGCCCGCACCATCAGCTATCAGGCAGTGAGGTACAGCTTGCCGTTGTCACCTTCGTATAGGCTAGCGTCCCCATACACATGGGCAGCCTTGGTGAGCCTGTCACCCTTATCACCGTAGCCACGATCCCAGAAACCGGCACCGTGACGGTTGCGGGTGAGCACGAAATCGTGCCCAGCCAATTCGGGGGAGATCTCTGCGAGATCAGCCTGATTGGCTACCACGAAATCACGTGTCTGATAGAAGAGATCCAACAGCGAAGGGGAGATCGTGATGTCGTACGGGCTGAACCTCGCGTTGAACGGCTCGCCATTGTCATCCGTTTCAGACCACAACAGCGCTTCCAACGCTGCCAGGTTCGCGCGGGTCACATAGTCTGCGATGTTCATTGAACGTCCTTTCAGCTTGGTTGTACAGGGATTGGCTGGCATCGCCAGCCTCACCCTCTGCCACCAAACTCTATTCGTAGCGCGGGAACACTTCCGGGAAGTCCGCGCCGGGCACATCTTCGATGTACACCCGGTAGTCACCTCCGTAATAATTCACGTCGGTGTACCGGTAGATGGGTGCGTAGCGCACACCCTCCTCATAGCCGTCAAGGAGTCGGTCCACCCGCTGTTTCTGTGCGGAGGGGTATTCCTCCGAAAGCTCAGCTTGCACCCGCTCAGCGTCACCAGCGGGCACTTGACGGGAGGTGATGAGGGAACCACAGTTCACCCACCAACCGCCCTCCTCAGGCCCACCGTACGCCTGACTCAGTTCGTAGACATTCACGAACTTAGTGTCTTCACTCTCCATGATTCCCTTTCTCGGCCCGTGTTCACGTGCCTAGTGCCCCATGTGCACTTTGAGTGCTGGCCATGTTCACCCATGGGACTGAACGCTATCCGCGCTCGTTGTAGATCTCGACGTATGTGGCCATGTCCGCGGCCACGTTGGACAGGTACTGCCAGAATGCGGCAGGATCCTCATGCGGCGCAAACAGCGTCACATTCGGATAGCCCTCGCCCTGGATCACGACCCACCCTCCCGGAGTGCTACCTGTGGGCAGCTCTCGGGAAATGGTAGTACCAGCATCCGTGTGAATGTTGATCGAGATATCCATTATTCCCTTTCCTGGCGCACCTTCGTGCGCCTAGCGCACTCCACTTGATCGACACACATTCTGTGTGTCGTACAGAACGACTACGCGTAGTCGTTCCATAGGTAATCTCTGTGGAGTGCTCACACTCACCAGGTGAGTGTGTACCTCTTGCCCCTGTACTCGTAGTCGACGTCAGCAGTGCCGTGCATGATACCGGCTTGCTTGGCCCACCGCTTGATGGCGATGTCCAGGGTAGAACCGGCCGCGTGGCCGTGGTCGTCTGTCCAGACGACCCATGTTGCGCCGTCTTTGTTGACGTAGATCGACCAATCAAGGTATTCGGCTACGTCTGAATTCACGTAGCCGATGCCATAGCCAGGCTCAGTGATGTCAATGACAAGGTCAGCCATTGTTCCCTTTCCACACGCCACATGGCGTGCCCAGCGCCAGCCCAAGGATTCGAACCCTGGTCGCTTCGATTCGAGGGGGACGGCTGATATTATCTCTCCCCTTTTCGCTGCTCACATCCGTGAGCGTGCTACGTCTGAGCTCATCCTGTGCGACAGTAGTGCATAAGCCGGTCGCAACCGGCTCCCTGCCCGCGCTGGCAAACCCTCGCTTTCTGCGAGGCTGCCACACTGCGTGTGGCGCATTCTGTTGATATTGTGCGGCACCTGGGCTCTTGATCCGTAGATCACTCTTGATCCAGCACTGAGCCGGACGAGCAACACCCTCTGCTCCGCTCACAACAGGGAATCTCCGCCTGTTGCCTATGGTCGGAACGGCACCACCGGCTGACACCCTTACGGGATTCCCGGCCTACCCAGCGTGCTGGGCGGTTCCGGTGCTGCGGTGTTGCGGCCTGACACTGAGAACTATCCTCGCTTCGCTCGCAGCCGTCAAATGGATCACTACACTTTTCTTGGCGAGTTGCGTCAGGCCTGGTCACAGGCCATGTTTTTCCGACACTCCAAGCTGTGTACAGAGGTGGGGTGACCACTGGCAGCCTCGCGCGTGCACACGCGTAGGCCTGCGCAAGGGCATAGGAGGCAGGCTGACGGCCTGCCAGGGCATGGGGCAGGGCATGACAAAGCCCCGGCCGCAACCGGGGCTCAGTGAGGCTGTGAGGGGCTGCTAGGCCCATTCCTCCCACACAGCGTGGAACACAGCGTGTGAGGCCTTGCACGGCGTGGTGGTGTAGGCAGCTTCTGACCACTGGTCGGCGGGCGACCAGATCAGGTAGGTCACCGTGGTGGCGGTGACGTCCAGCACCAGCGCGTGACGCTGGGTGCGCTTGCTGGCGTACTTGGCGAGCTTGGTGATCTCCATGGTGTGCTCCCTATCGTGTGGTGGTTGGGCTGTGCCCAGCCTATCACGGCTGTCAAGCCGACAGTCAACCTCGTACGTGCGGCCCGTCAGAGCACGTACATACTGTCTCATTCCACGTGCTGTGTGCACGTGCTTGATAGTGCGTGTGACCTGCAATGACATTGCTATCTATTACACATACAACGCCGCCGCCTAGTTGTGTCTTGTATTCACTTCAATTCTTACGCATATGTGAGGCAGACTCACTAGTAAGGAGCGCAAAAGGGCAGCGACTGTTACGTTCGACCCCAGGATTTTAAATTCACGCGCGAGGGAAGTGCGTATAACCCTCTAAAACTCGCGGATAAACTTCGTCACGCTCTGTGGAGCAGGTAGTACACGGACAGTAGTACTAGTAACCGTACGAGCAAGGTATGGTCACGATAGTGTAACGATCGTGGAGAAGTCCTTGCAAACGACCTTGCTCGAAGGCTATACTATAGTATACACTATCTAGTAAGGGAGCGGGAGCTCCAAGCGACCGCTCCCGCCCAGTCAGTCTCCCAGCCGCTTCAAGCGGCTGGTAAATAGAAACAGGGCAGCCCCTAGGGTGGCTGCCTACTAAGAACCTAAGCGAGAAAGTGCAGTGAGGCCGCCCCAAGCGGCCTAGTCTCACGACACGAAACGAACGAGCTTAGGTTAAGGATATCTATTTCCTTTCGCCGGAATAGTCGGCGTAGCCGACGACCGAGTGAAATGGAGAATGACAATATGGCTTATACGCCAAAAGCTTCTTGGGAGAAGACCAACGAGCGGGTGCTACCCGCTCCAGCCAAGAAGGCTAAGATCTTGGAGCTGTTCGCCAAGGGGCGAACCATCAAGGACATCTGCGATGACATCGGTATGTCGCCGAAGACGTATGAGTACTACCGTAAGACTGACCCCGAGTTCAAGGAGCGGATGGATCACATCCGCCAGTTCCGGGATACAGGTGAGATCGCCCGGAACCGCAAGGCGGTTCCTCGATTCGAGGAGTTCAGCGCCAAGTATCTTGGCGCCAAGGTCTTCCCTCACCAGCAGCAGTGGATCGATCTGCTGGAGGGCAAGGAGCCCTTGGGGCTCCACCACACTCAGCGGTACGAGAAGGGTAACTCCTCTCAGCACCTCATCATCAACACCCCGCCGGGACATGCCAAGTCCACCACCATCACGACGAACTACGTGGTGTGGCGGATCGTGCAGAACCCAGATATCAAGATTCTCATCATATCCTCCAATGCCACCAACGCCAACAAGTTCCTCTACGCCATCAAGATGCGGTTGGACTCCACGCGAGCCTTCAGCGAGCTGAAGAAGGACTTCGCCCCGGTGGAGGGCTTCGATGGTGGTAACGCCATTTGGCGTAACGACATGATTTACGTCAACCAGGCTCAGGACGAGGAGGTTACTGGTGAGAAGGACCCCACAGTTCAGGCTCTTGGTATCGGAAAGAAAATTTACGGTGCTCGTGCGGACCTCATCATCCTTGACGATGTTGTCGACGCATCAAACGCTCATGACTTCGAGAACCAGATCGACTGGATCCAGAATATCCTCCAGTCCCGCATCGACGCGGACGATGGAAAAATCCTGGTCGTGGGGACCCGTCTGGCTACACAGGATCTCTATGGAGAACTTGTCAAGCCTCAGTATTACGATGGGGAAGAAGTCCCTTGGACCTATCTGAGCCAACCGGCTGTATTGGAGATGCCCGATGCGGATCCTACCACCTGGATTACTCTCTGGCCCCGAAGCAATCAACGTCCTCGGGGTAAGAGTTTTGAGGACATGGAACCTGACAGAGATGGACTATTCCCCAAGTGGGCTGGACCTCAGCTGTCACGTAAGCGCAGTGGCATGTCTCCTCGGAACTGGTCTATGGTCTACCAGCAGGAGCAGGTAGCCGGAGATGCCATCTTCACGCCTGCGTCTGTTAACGGTTGCACGTCTACTCGCCGTCCTGGCCCTCTGGTGGCTAGTCCCCTTAGGCCTGCGGGCATGCACGGGCTCACGGTGGTGGCTGGTCTTGACCCTGCCGCCGCTGGCAACACTGCTAGTGTGGTTCTGGGACTGGACCGGCAAACAGGTAAGAGATTCCTCCTCGACGTCTTCAACCAGTCGTCACTGAACTACAACCAGATCATCTCCACCATCAAAGACTGGACGCTCCAGTACAGCGTCCAAGAGTGGCGAATCGAGAAGAACAATGTCCAAGCGTGGCTCACACAAGACGAAGGGCTCTTGGACTTTCTTCGGAGTCGCGGTGTTGTCGTACAACCGCACTTCACACATGGTAATAAGTGGGACGCAGATTTCGGCGTTGCTAGCATGGCAGCGCTTTTTGATGGATTCGAAGAGGGCCGGAATCTCATCGATCTCCCTTCCTCTCGCAACCATGCTGGAGTTCAGGCGCTACGAGAGCAGCTGATCACCTGGCATCCCGAGACCAAGGGCAAGACCGACATCGTGATGGCTCTCTGGTTCGCCGAGATCCGCTGCCGGGAGCTGATGAATGAGAACAGCCCTATCACTCACTGGGGTCTCGACAAGTACCGCTCTCCTCTGCAAGAGGAGCACATGTTCACGATCGACATCGACGACTGGGCAGCACGGCACCTCGTGCCGTCTCTGGGCTCCATTGAGCCGGAGTGGTCGGTGTACGGCAACCAGCCGACCCCGGCCCACTACCAGAAGGCGGATCCAGGATGGTAAACCAGGAAGATGCATACCCCGACTTCCCCAAGCTGGAGTGCGCTGTCTGTGGCGAGAGGTTTGAAGTTCCCCGTGGGTGGACTCAGATGCCGTTCCTCGGCAGGCAGATCACCATAGACTGGGAGGCTGCGGATCTCCTGATGCAGACTCACAACGACCTACACATAGACGATCTTGTTACAGGGGTGGAGGAGTACCTTGCCTCACTATGACAAGTGTTCGCGCCGGAGTGAGCAGGGAGGTGATGCTAAGTGTTGAGTCCTGATGACATTGCCCACAAGGTAGAGTCTTTGAGGCGGATCAACCACGACCGTGACAACCGAATGCGTAATGTACAGCAGGTACGTAACGGTGACGTGCGAACGATTCTGCCGGGATTCTTCCCGTAACCGGACTATTGGCCTCAGCCTATCATCGCCAACCACATTGACGTGGTGGCTCGGGACCTTGCCGAGCAGATCGGCAAGATGCCGACCCTCACATGTACCGCTGCTGTGAACGTCTCGAACCTCCAGAAGAAGTTCAGTGTCAAGCGCACGAAGATTGCTCACCGCTACGCGGATGTCTCTAACCTCCGTATCAAGCTAGTAGAGGCAGCTGACTGGCTCGTCACCTATGGGTTCGTGCCGATCATCGTAGAGCCGGACTTCAAGCATGAGACTCCGAGGCTTCGCCCGGAGAACCCCATGAATGCGTATCCCGAGTTCGACATCATGGGACACTGCGTTTCGTACGCCAAGGTTCACCAGGAGCCAGCCCAAGTGCTGGCAGCCCGGTATCCGCAGTTCATGAACCAGATCTTCGGGTCTAACGACCCGAGGGATCACATCCGCAATGCGGAGCAGATCCTCTCTCTAGTCCGGTATGTAGACGCCGATCAGATGCTCGTCTACATTCCTGAGCGGTCTAATCTCGTCATCCACCAAGCCACCAACCCTTTGGGTAAGTGTCCGGTGGTAGTCGCCCACAGGGCGACGTACGATGAGCAGACTCGTGGTGCCATGGACGATGTTCTGTGGATTCAGCTCGCCAAGGCTCGTATGGCCCTGTTCAACATGGAGGCCGTCGAGAAGGCGATCCAGGCGCCCTTGGCAATCCCCAAGGACGTGCGTAAGCTGTCCTTCGGCCCTGATGCGGTTATCCAGACGGACACGCCCCAGGGCGTGCGCAGGGTTGGCATGGAGTACCCGCCTCAGGTTGAGGCGATGATGCAGAACTACGAGAATGACCTGATGCTTGGGTCCCGGTACCCGGGAACGCGGGCGGGTGCTTCTCCTGGTTCTATCGTCACCGGCCAGGGAGTAGATGCCCTTGAGGGCGGATTCGACTCTCAGACGATGACGTACCAGACTCTTCTTGGTTTCGCCCTGAAGAAGGCTATCTGTCTGTGCTTCCGCATGGACGAGCTTCTGTGGAAGAACACCAAGAAGGAACTGCGGGTCATGGTGAATGGCTCGCTGTACGAGGAGACGTATGTCCCCTCAAAGGATATCGCCGGGATCCACGAGGTGGAGGTCACCTACGGCTTTGCCGCAGGAATGGACCCAAACCGCGCTCTCGTATTCCTGCTCCAGATGATGTCCGCGAATCTCGTGGATCGCGACTTCGTTCTCCAGCAAATGCCTTTCGACCTAGATACTCTCCAAACGCTACAGCGGGTAGACGTCGAAAAACTGGAGGACGCTCTGAAACAGGGCATCTTCTCCATGCTCACCTCTATGGGTGTCATGGTGGAACAGGGACAGGATCCGACCCAGCTGCTTCAGGGCGTGGCTAAGATAATTGATGCCCGACAGAAGGGGAAGTCCCTGACGGACGCGGTACTTTCCTCGTTCCAGCAACAGCAGGCCGCACAACAGGCTCAGCAAGCCCAACAGCAGTCCCAGGGCGTTCCGCCCGGTGGGCCCAGTCAGCCGCCTCAGGGCGGCCCCCCTGGACCGCCTGGTGCCCCTCAGGGACAGCCGGGAGGCGCAGGTGGCCAGGATCTGATGCAGATGCTCGCCGGTCTTACCGGTGGGGGCCAACCTAACATGCAGGCCAACGTCAGATCTCAGCAACCGATAGGACCATGATGGCTCAGTGTGTGAAGTGCGGGCACGACCCGGACCGAAACAAGTGTCCGTACTGTGGTGCGGACAACCGAACCCTCGGCAACTTCGATGGTAAGATCCTTACCGTTTGCTGCCAGAAGGACCCGAACAAGCAGCCGAAGACTACTAAATGAAAGCCTGTACCAAGTGTGGAGTTGTTTCTGATAACTTCAAACCGAAGTACAATAAAACTGGGCCACCTCGTCCAAGGGCTCAGTGCCGAGTCTGTGACGCGGCCTACGAGAAGTCGCGCCGTGATCCTCGATCTACTCGTGATATTGGGCTGAAACATAAGTTCAATATCACTCTTGCGGATGAGGAGAGGCTGCTACGTGAACAAGATGGCTGTGCTATCTGTCATACGTGGGAGCCCGGTACCGGCCCTGGTGGTGGGTGGACTATCGACCATGATCACTCTTGTTGCCCACAGAAAGGTCGGTCGTGCGGTAAGTGCGTGAGGGGTGTTTTGTGCCAACCATGCAATCGCGGTCTTGGTCAGTTCCGAGACAACATCGATCGCCTTAAGTCTGCGGTCAACTATCTAGAGAGGTTTGAAAATGAGTAGCTTCATTCAGCAGGTCGATTTTTCTCAGGCGAATCCGCCTGAGCAGCCGAACACAGGCAGTATGGGTCCTCGATTCGTGCAGCAGCCGATGGGCTCCGAGGCTCCCGTCACCGGGTTCGTTGAGGCGCCGGATGAGGTTCCGGATCTCCGTATCCGTGGCTATCGTACTCCGCCGATCGGCGGCAGTGCCGCCCCGGGCGTTCCGAACTCGGAGGGCAACAGCACCGAGAAGTCTCAGGCTTCCGGCCCTACTTACTGACAAGGAGATAGTGATGGACGACGAACTTGAGAATGATGTGGTTATGTTGACCATCACTCCCCGGCAGTTCAGGAAGTGGGATTTCGCAGCGGTGGGTCTTCAGATGATGGCCCGAGTCACGGGAGCTGTTTCCGACGCTTTCGTAGATGTTGCGGGCATCCTTCTACGACAGAGCGAGTACGAGCAGTCGCGGCACAACTTCCATGAAGATGCTGCGTATGAAATGGAGCAGCTGATCTCGGAAGTTGAGGGCCTGGACTAATGGCTCTGCCTACCGAAGCACAAGGACCAGTGGGGGCAAGTTCGAGCGGTCGTGGTGGTTACCAGGCCCCGAACAACCCAGCTCCGGTCTCTGGTCCAGGCGCCATGAGCGCCCGTACTGATGGTGGCCCTCAGGCCATCCAACAGCTCGCCAACGCTAAGTATGGCGAACAGTCTGCCTTCCGGCAGATTCAGCAAGGCGCTCCCATGGCTGGAGGAATCTCCCCTTCTGGTGGGCCTCCGCCGAGCGCCTTTCGCCAGGCCTCACAGGCTGGCGGTGGGAATGCTGTCGTGCCTCTATCCGAGCCCACACAGCGCCCTGGAGAACCTGTTACCGCAGGAGCGGCATCCGGAGCCGGTCCGGGCACTGAAGCCCTGAACCTGTCTCCGTCTGTTAATCAGCAGGATTTTGCAGCTCTGCGCCCTGCCCTGCCGATGCTCCAATTCCTGGCCAATCTCCCGGGGGCGCACCCAGGTAGCCAGCAGTTCGTACGGTATCTCCAGTCGGGTGGGTTGCCCGCTGGCCAAAGCCAGGGGCAGCTCCCCGCGAATGTTCCCAACCCGACAATCTTTGGAGGACAGGGTGGGGCTGGCCAATGATATTGGGAAGGCCCTTACTGCCTTCTCCGGGGCCATTGTGGCACAGTCTAACTCGCAGGAAGTTCCGAAGGGTTCAACTCCTGTGTCAGACGCCAACTTGGTGAACGAAGGTATACTGGGTCTTGCCTATGATGTGGGCACGGCGCCCGTATCATATGCTAAGGGAAAAACAGGGGTACCTCCGGTACAGGCTCTGAACTCCCTACCCAACGAATAGGATGGTAGGTACATGGGTCTCGGCACCTTCCTTAGTGGAGCCATCCACGACGTCGCACATTACGGGGGCGATGTCGGTAGCTTCCTCAACCGTGACGTGGGTCGCCCCGTTATCGGGGCTGCGGAGAAGGTTCCTGGTCTCGGTACGGCGGTGCACGACACGGGGCGCGCGCTGACCAATCTAGCGCAGTGGGATAGGGACGCCTACACATAGGCAGTTTCTCGACCGACATCTACCCTTGGTCTTGTTGGTATCAACATGAACAGCTGGGGTGACATGTTCAAGGGGAGCACCTGGTCTAAGTCCTGGGATGAGTCTTCTTACGTGTCCCCCGGCCAGTCGCTCATGGGTAACGTGGATGCGGTCTTCAATTTTGACGGGGACACCCGAAACGCGCGTCAGGAAGATCAGTACCTGCAAGGTGTTTTCTCGGATCCCAATTCTGTCGATACGTACTTCCACCACGGGTCGATGTTGGATAAGCTTGGTTCTGGTTCTTACGATGCGGGACTGGGTTGGTACTCTGACCCATCTGTCCTCGTAGGCCACGGACTGAGTGGTATTCGTGCGGCTGCCCACAGCACCGCTGGTATCCAGACCGCCTCTGATGCTGCTAAGGCACTGTCTCGTAGCGCCACCCAGAAGATGCTTGACGCTACGGATAAGATGACGGCTTACCAGTCTAAGCGACTGCCGTTTATCTCCAAGTCTGCTAACCCAGATCTTCTGGCCAGCATCTTCAACCAGACGGTTGACCGTGGTCTCCGCGAAGCTGCTTATCGGTACATGACTTCTGACGGGCAAGATGCGATATCCCGTCAGGCGCTCCAGGATGCAGTTGAAGAGGCCAACCAGGCGGCTAAGACTCCGCTTGATTATGCGACAGCAGAAGACGTTCTGCGCACCCGGGCTAAGACCGGGTGGGGTTCTCTGTCAGATCAAGCCGGTGGCATCATGGAATCCATTGCCAACGCCCAGCAGAAGATCAATCCTCTGATCAAGCTTTCTCATGTAGAAGGGATGGCTGGAGGTCCCCAGGGTTGGAATACTCTTTCTGACGCGCTTCATGGCGCGGCAGATGATCTCCAGAAGAAGATTAATCTTCCAGGCACCCAGAACCGCTTGGCCCAGGACATCCTCAATATGAAGGGCCACATCACGTGGCAGCCTGGGCGATTTGATGTTCCGATCGCAAACATAAAGTCAGCCTTCCAGGGTGCGGATAAGTTTGGTGATATTAGTAAGATTGCTCCTCACATTCCGGGAGCCGACACTCTCCCGGGTCAGTGGGTCACCCAGGTTCTGTACAAGGGCCTGTACCAGACCCCCTTGAAGGTTCTCCGGGCTTTCGGGGATGCTTGGCCCGATGGGTGGATTGACTACACCAGTCCTCGTGCTGGTAACACCCTGGAGACCTTCCTGGCCCGAGCCAGGGGTATGGACTCTGCTACCCGACAGAGCTTCATCAACCAGTTCTATGAGGCTGGTAGTGATGTGGGTAAGCGACAGCAGGTCGTAGCTTCTGCTGAACACGCAGCAGGCAAGCTAACTCTGATGGCACGAGGCGCATCAGAAGAGGACGCCGACGCCATCCTTGATGGTACGTACCAGATGCGTAAGAACCGGATGGACTTCACCTCCCAGAGGGCCAGTAGGCCGATGTCTCAGGCCTTCTCTGCTGCAAAGACTGCGGCAGGAACTCCGGCGGATGTCTTGGTGCACTCACTGGACGATGAGGATGGTGTCCCGATTCATGTCCCCATTCTGGAGACGATGAAGAGGCAGGGCACTCCTCTGCTGGATCTCGACAAGCTCGACTCCTGGGCGAGCCGTAACATGGGCAAGTTCCAAACTCTGAAGAGTGCCTTCGGCACCTCCGCAGATGTGGTCTCCAATTCGGCTGATCTGTTCAACAGCATCTGGAAGAACGGTGTTCTTCTCCGGTTCGGCTTCACCCCTCGGGTGATGACGGACATGGGTCTCCGCGCCGTGTCCACTCTCGGTGCCGCCCGTGTCCTCGGGCTGGCACAGGAAGCGCAGAGTGTGGTTCTCCACAACCTCGGTGTGTCCGGCTCAGACCTTATCAACCGACTGTTGAAGAATCGCCTGTTTGCACCTGACACGATCAAGTCTCTCAACGACCGAGCTGGTTTGGTCACGTCTGCACGCGATGCGGCTAAGTCAGATTACACAAACGCTCTCATGCAGCGAAAGATGGATGAGCAAGCTACTGCTGCTGGACTGCCTAGTCTGGCAGGTACTCCTAGCCAGGAGTATGTAGACGGTCTCAAGTCTCGTCTGGACTCTCTGGAGCAGAGCCTGGAGTTGGCTCAGTACGAAGCCAGTAAGTACCAGAAGACCCGGTTCGGTGACGGTGCCCGCCAGTACAAGGGTGTGACCCTCACAGACATCTACGGTGCAGAAAACCGTGAATGGCTCTCCCAGCAGATGTCCTCTTCCCGAATGATCGGGAAGACCTTCCAACGTAACGCGGACATGGAATCCGGTCTTTCCGGGTCTGGTGCGTGGGATACTCTTCGTGCCGACAGTCAGAACGAGCTGGAGGCCGCTAGTCACCCGAAGGCGTGGAGACACGCCATCAACAACCAAATCCTTGGTGACACGCTTGGTGCCCAAATCGTTCGCAAGAACTGGAACGAAGACGACATCTACAAGTGGTTGAAAACTCCGCAGGGTAAGGCCTATCTGGAGAACATCCCTGGCAACTTCAAGGGAGACCTTCAAGACTACGCCCACCGTGTGGCGTCGCACATCCACTACACGGTGCCTTCTGAGATTCGCCAGGAGATTAGCAACAAGAATCTCCGTGGTGTCAGCCAGAAAGACCTGGACCGCTTGGCTCCATCCATCAGTGACCGGCCAGATGTCAACGGACAGCTGTTGAACCTAAGCATGGGTAAGACAGATGGTATTACGGGTGCCCTTCAGCACTGGCAGCACGCGATGCACAAGTATTTGGGTACTATGCCCCTGGACACCTTTGTGTACCACCCCACTGCCGCTGCGTACTACCGGGCCCACCTCCGTGAGTCTATCGACAAATACATCTCTTTCAACGGTCTTGAAGACGCCAAGACTCTTCAATGGACTCCTGGACTTCAGGCTCGTATCGAGAAGGAAGCTTTTACTCAGGCCAAGAATGATGTGTGGTCTATCATGTATGATACCACACAGACTTCTACTGCTGCTCACCAGTTGAGGTTCATCTTCCCGTTCCTCAACGCGCAGCAGGAGATCCTGCGTCACTGGTTCAACATTGCGCTCGACCACCCGTACATCGTGGGACGGGAACAGCAGATCTGGAACAGCCCCGCTAAGGCGGGACTGGTGTACGACAGCACGACGGGAGAGCAGGCTACCCCCGACACTCCGCTGGATAACCAGGTCATCCGGTTCCAGATTCCTCATGGGATCTCCAGTCTTCCTGGACTGGGTGCCTTGAACGACATGGGGCAGATGCAGATCTCTAAGGGGTCTATCAACCCGATTCTCCAGGGGCAGAACTTCTACATCCCTGGTGCGGGTCCGATAGTCCAGGTTGGTGTGCAGGCCCTTGCCAAGTTCAATCCGGGCGTTATGGACAACAGCAACCTGAAGCTCATCATGCCGTATGGACCCGGCGACAACCTGATAGGGGCCATTCTCCCCTCTTGGGCGAATCGACTGGAGTCTGGTTTCAATGTGAACAGCTCACAGTATGCGTCTACCTTCGCCAAGGTGTACCAGGCGGAGACGGTACGATACAACGAAGGCCTCAGAACATCTCCTCCTACTATGCAGGAGATGACGGATCGAACGAGGCAGCTCCTGCTCATGCAGGCGCTAGGGTCGGCTGTACTGCCGTTCTCAGCCGTGTTCAACCCCGGCACCCAGACAGGTGCTCAGAGGCCGCGAGCGTCCGTGACAAGCGGTCTGGAAACGGCTTCCGCGCCGGACTTGTCTAAGGTGCCGATTCAGGGCCTCATCGACCAGTACAAGAAGTTGGAGTCTGTGGACCCTGCTCATGCGGCCACGAACTTCTACAACAAGTATGGTCAGGCGCTGTTCGCACTTACCATGTCCACCACGAAGTCCAACGCCAGTGTTCCCGCCACTGCCGCCGGTTTGGCGGCAATCGAGAACCCCGACATTCGGGCTATGATCCAGGCTGACCCCAGCGTAGCTTACGCTATTGTAGGTCCTCAGGCTACACAAGGTTCGTTCGACATGGCCGCGTACAACGCGGAGATGAATTCTCAGATCGGTGGAGGCCACTCTGAGAATTTCCGCCAGCGTCTTGATCCGGCGGACATGGTGAAGGAGCAGCAGGCTCAGCAGGGATGGCAGCAGTATGACCAGCTGACTTCTGTGCTGAACGCTAAACTGGCTGAACGAGGTCTCACTTCCTTGAACCAAGGAGGTGCTGAAGACCTTCGGACCATAAAGGCTCGGTTCCTGTACAACATGAATGACCCGAACAACCCGGATTACAATCCGGATTGGTACGAGCAGTATACAGGGGCTAGCACTGACTGGAATGCACGTATCCAGTCTCTGACCGCACTGGTGTCGGATGTGAATATCGTGAATAACCCGGCGCGTACGGACCTTAAGGTCTTAGGCCAGTATCTTGAAGGTCGGCAGGAGATCAACCAGTACCTGAGTTCCCGTCCGAATAAAGAAGGTCTTCCTTCCACTTTGGCCGACAGCTCAAACTCGGATCTCGCTTCCCAATGGGATGCCTTCGTGTCTCAGCTGGTAATGAGCAACACCAACTTTGCATTGATCTATCAGCATCTACTGGGAGGAGATCCGGTGAACTCGAACCTTAAGAGTAACCAGTCCTTCCAGCAGTCTCTTAGCGGAATTGTGGGGCAGTAATGGCTACCGATCCCACTCCGACCTCATCGGCGACGTCTAACGCCGATCTTCTCGCCGCAGCACAGGGGAGTAACGGCTCGCTCGTTACCGGGCCGTCTCTCCCTGTGAACGATATCTCTCAGCTCTCCGGGGCTATGAGTATGTACCTCAGTGGTGGGGGAGAACCTGCTAACCCTCGGTACAACCCGAGGGGGCCGAACGCAGATGTTG